GGAGCTACAGGGCTACCTTGTTCTGTAATACCATACTTCGCCAAAATCTCTCTGCGTTCTGCGTCTGGCAGAGCTTCAAGGATTAACGCTGTATTTAACGCACTCTGAGAGACCTGCGGCCTATCTTCCATGAGTTGCGCAAACAATGCATCCTTGCCCCCCCTCTTGAATGACTCAACGGCTGCCGACAACTCATTTAGGGTCATTGATTTAGAAATAATTCCCCACCATTCCTGCAATTCTTCTGGGTTTGGCGATTGCTCTGCCAGTGAAGGAGTCTGGGTATCATCTTCAAAGAACCAGGAAATTGATTTTCCACTGGCCTTAGCAATCTGAGGAAGCTTATCAATGCCAGGATAAGAGATTCCCTTTATGTATTTCCCAATCAACGTGTCGGATAGTCCGCACTTTTTGGCGAATGAAAGGACGGACTCATTCCCGATAGCTTGCTTCAACCTCTCCCCAAAAGCGATTTTTTCAGCTCCTGTAAAAATCTGATGCGGACTTTTGCCTGAATAATCAGCGTCATGTTTGTAACTATCTGACATTTAAGATTAAAACCTCAAAGTAATTTGATTTCATCTTTTCTTCAAATAGTTTGGATTGCAGTTTACATTCGAACTATTTGAAGATATGCTTTACTCGAACCGGTAACCGCTAACGGATACCGGTTACGGTAACTAATGAGGATCGCACGATGTCAGTAAAAAACCAAGACTGGCATGCGGAGCAGGTAAAGGCAGCTGTAAGAATGACGGGCAAATCCCTTGCCCAGCTGTCTCGCGAAGCGGGGTTAAAACCCGACACTATGCGTAATGTTTTCCGCTGCCATATCCCGCGCTACGAATTGATTATTGCGGCGCACTTAGGGGTTGAACCTGCGGCCATCTGGCCCAGCCGTTATATGCATGGAGGCAACGAATGCAGACTCAATGGGTGACTGTTCAGGATTGTGTGGGCCTATCAGGATTTCCTAAAAGCCCATCGAATGTTCGCCGTAAACTGGCCGCTTTGATTGAGGGACAGGAAGAACTGAGCCGCAAACGTGCGGGCACTAAAGCCTTTGAATACAGTGTGTCAGCGCTTCCGGTTGAGGCTCGCGCCGAACTACTTTTCAAACGCGGTGAAGTCGAAACGAGTCGGGGCATTATTGAGATTGAAAAACCGAAGGCTAATGAACTTGATCATCAGCGCCGTGCATTATGGCAGTGCTGGGAAAATGCTTCCCATTCACAACGTCAACTTGCTGAGAAATGGCATCCGGCCGTCCTGTTAGCCGATGAACTGATCACGTCAGGCATCACCGCGAAAACGGCGTTTCAGATGGCAGCAAAACAGCTTGGGGTCAGCGCCGCCTCTTTGCGCGATAAGTATTATCAGGTTCAGAAATTTGCCCGTTCTGACTGGGCGGCGGCGCTGCTTGATAAGCGCGGAACGGCTAAGAAAGGCGTGGCGGTAACAGATTTTGATGAAGACGCGTGGCAGTTTTTAATTGCCGACTATCTGCGCCCGGAGCGTCCCGCATTCCGCAAATGCTTTGAGCGCCTCACGGTGGCCGCAAAAGCACACGGCTGGGTAATCCCCTCATATTCGACGGCTTACCGTCGCGCCCGGCAGCTTGATCGCGCCATCGTTGTCGCGTGCCGGGAGGGTGAAAACGCACTGGCGCAGCTGTTCCCCAGCCAGCAGCGCACCGTCGCGAACCTGCAGGCGCTTGAATGGATAAACGGCGACGGTTACCAGCACAATGTCTTTGTCCGCTGGCATAACGGCGAAACGCTGCGCCCTAAAACGTGGGTCTGGCAGGACGTTCACAGCCGTAAAATCATCGGCTGGCGGACGGATGTATCCGAGAACAGCGACAGCATTCGCCTTTCATTAATGGATGTGATCAGCCAGTACGGCAAGCCTGAACATGTTGTGATTGATAACACCCGCGCAGCGGCCAATAAATGGCTGTCAGGTGGTGTACCGACACGTTACCGTTTCAAAGTTAAGAAAGACGATCCTATGGGTATTCTGCCCATGCTGGGCATTCAGGTTCACTGGACAAGCGTCATCGGCGGTAAAGGCTGGGGTCAGGCTAAGCCGGTTGAACGCGTTTTTGGTACAGGCGGTCTGGGTGAGTACGTCGATAAGCATCCCGCACTGGCCGGGGCATTCACGGGCGAAAATACGTTAAGCAAACCCGATAATTACGGCTCCCGCGTTGTGGATGTTGATACTTTTCTGGAGGCGCTGGCCGAAGGGATTGCCATGTTTAACGCTAAAATTGGCCGTCAGACTGAAATGTGCAAAGGCGAATTATCGTTTGATCAGGCGTTTGAGAACAGCTACAGCAATTCCATGATCACCCGCCTTTCAGAGGAGCAAATCCGCCAGCTTATGCTGCCTGCGGAAGCCGTGACGGTGAAACTGAATGGCGAGTTCAGTCTGCAGTGTGGCGGTTCGCTCAATGGGCGTAAAAACAGCTACTGGAATCCGATGCTCGCGAATATTCGCCCGCGCAAAATTACGGTTCGGTTTGATCCGCGCAATCTGCATAACGAAGTGCTTTGCTATGACCTTGAGGGCCGCTTTATCTGCGCCGCAGAGTGTCGTGCAGCGGTGGCGTTCGGTGACAGCCAGACCGGCCGCGAACACAGTCGCCAGCGTAAACAGATGATGACGCACACTAAACGCGCTGTTAAGGCAGAACGCCGCATGACGGCCATTGAGGTTAACGACCTGCTTCCTAAAATCACGCCTCCCGAAGCACCGCAACGGCATGTCGTGGAGCGTTTCTTTTCCGTGGGGAATACGGCCCGTAAAGTCGTTGAACAGGCCCATGAACAACAGGTTGAAAACGACGCGATATTTCAGCAATTAATGCAGAACGCGAGTAAGAAGCGGAAATAAATAACGCAGTAATAAACTGATTTAAATATTCAGATACAGGTAAATAAAATGACGCAAATTAATCATGATGATTTGCGCGGATCAATTCGCGCTTTAATCAACGAAACCACTATTTCCGGCGCGTCTCTGGCGCGTGAAACCGGCCTGTCCGCTGCGGCTATCTCACAGTTTCTGAACGGGAAATACAAAGGCGACAATGACGCCGTTGCTGAAAGCCTGACGACCTGGCTGGAATCCAGAAAAGCAGCAGAAACCATTATGCCGGTCATCCCAGATTACGTTGAGACGCCGACAGCAGCCAAAATAACTGCGGCGCTGACGTATGCACAGCTGACGCACACCATCGCCCTGGTTTATGGCAATCCCGGCGTAGGTAAAACGCAGGCGACAAAGAAATATGCTGCCGAAGGCAATAACGTCTGGCGTATCAGTGCCAGTAAATCCCGTACAAACGAGCTTGAAACGATGTATGAGCTGGCTTTGCAGATGGGTATTAATGATGCGCCCTATCAGCGCGGGGCGCTCTCGCGCCTGTTACGCCGCCGCCTGAGTGATTCGAACGCACTAATCATCATTGATGAGGCTGACTGGCTGAACTACGACGCTATTGAAGAACTGCGCATTCTCCAGGAGGAATGCAACATCGGGCTGGCTCTGTCGGGTAATCACAAGGTTTACGACCGCTTAACCGGGGGTTCCCGCAGCGTGGACTTTGCCCGGTTGTTCTCCCGCGTAGGTAAGAAAGTCGTTTTAAACAACGTCATGGCGGGTGATGTTGACGCGTTCTGCACCGCCTGGAATGTCAGCGGACGTGATGAACGGTCACTGCTAAAAGCCATTGCCCGCCGTCCCGGCGCACTGCGTTCGCTTTCCCATATTCTGCCGCTGGCCAGTATTTATGCGCAGGGTAAAGGGACACCGATTAACTGCGAAACCATCCACGCGGCCATGATCGAACTCGGCCACGCCGAATTAACCGGAGAATAACGTCATGATTGCTGAACGTATTGCTGAGCACGTCAGGATGGCCACCGCAGCTGAGGCATGGCTTAAAACTCGCGGCAGCCGCGTTGCTGAAACCCGCGTTTATATGCGCCGCCCTATGCTGGAAATTACCTGCCCGCCCGCCGAACTGGTGAGCAGGGCGTACCGGATCAATGAAAGTTATCAGAACGGCACCCGCTCCGTGTGGGCTGCAACTCTCGAAGGCTGCCAGATTATCTGGCGTTAAAAGGAAAATACTATGGCGAAAGTAACGTTTGAGTTCACACGTGCAGTACCGAAAAGCACGACCACCCAAGGCCGGATTATTGAAGGGCTGAGTATTGGTATTTCCGTGACTGAACTGAGTCCGGAAGGTGAGAGCGGTCCTCATGATGCCATCGCTATGATACTTGCGTCGCAAAAGGACGCGATAATTCAGGCGGCAGGTGCGGAATTACTCAACGCGCTGAAAAATGCTGGCGCTGAGGATGCAGAGTCCTTTTTCTGTGACTGCGGGAATAAGCACTGATGACTCACAATGAATTCTGGTTTGTTATTTTCTGGATTTCATTCCTGATGGCAATTATCGAATATACAAAGAGGAAATAAAATGCCCGTTAGTAAAAGTACCACGCCGGAAGGTTACCGGCAGAATGCGCAGGGCCACCTGGTGCCTGAGTCACAGATTAAACCCGTCGATAAACTCCGTGATGAACTCGTTATGTCCATCATCGGGGCAGCGCGGCAGCGTCGGCAGGAACTCGCGGCCTTTAAGCTAGAGTCTATGCAGCAGATTACCGATTTTATTGATCTGTCAGCGGCCGAATACGGCGTTGAGTTCGGTGGCGCAAAAGGTAATGTTTTACTGGTCAGCTTTGACGGGCGCTATCAGATTCGTCGCGCTGTCGGTGAACACCGGGTGTTTGATGAACGCATTCAGGCTGCAAAAAGCCAGATTGATGCCTGTATTGCGCAGTGGTCTGGCGGTGCTGACGCAAAACTGATGGCACTTGTTGATCATGCATTCCGGGTCAATAAACAGGGCCGGATTGATATCAACCAGGTTCTGAGCCTGCGCCAGCTGGATATTGACGACCCGCAATGGAACGAGGCAATGGACGCTATTGCTGATGCTATTCAGGTCACGGGAACAAGCCAGTATTTACGGTTATATGAGAGACAGAGCGACGGAAGTTATAAGCAACTCTCTCTCGACCTGGCGAAATTATAATTAACCCCTAATTAAAATTAAATTAATTCCGGCGTTCGCGTCAGGGCTTCGTGCGCGCCGGATTCAGGAGAAATATATTATGAATAATGATAATCAGGCAGTACTGGCGCTCGCAGAGTCCTTTATTCAGTGGCATGAATCACGGGTTAAAAACTGTAATACCGTTATCAATAACGCTGATGCCGATATCTGTCTCCCCCTGGGTGACGACGGTCAGGAATGCGTGATCAAAGCGGGTTCCGAACAGGCTAAATGGCTGCGCATTGGTGTGTCACTGGCTCTGTTTCAGTTTACCCCGTGCCCTGCAACCCTTAACCGCCCGGCTGAAATGGATGATTCAGAAGAGGATTACGACGATGAATAAGAGCGTGATTTTCGATGCTGCCTTTGCCCTGTGGGGCTATGACGCGCAGGTGCTCACTGTGTCCGAAGAATGCAGCGAACTGTCCGCAGCCTGCACCCGCTTTATTAATCACAAAGCCAATGGCAACAAAATTGCAGAGGAAGCGGCTGATGTCGAGATCATGATTGAACAGCTGCGTCACAACGGTATGAACGACATGATCGAAGTCCATAAGGCCCGCAAATTAACCCGCCTCGCCCGGCGCGTGGGGGTCGCAGCTGACCCCGTTTCCGCCTTCTCTCCCTCTGTGCCGGGACTGCTTGAAGAAGTCCGCGAACAGCTGGATTTCGCTGAGGCGCTTTATAAGGATGCGGGAAACAGCAAACGCATTGCCTCCGCCCGCACAAGAATGGCTATCAGCCTGTTAATGCAGGCGTCCCAAATCATGATCCGTGAACAGCAGTATGCTGAACGCGTGCAAAAAGGAAACTCTCATGCTCAGTAACGTTATTTCTCTGATTAGTCTTAACGGGCCAATGACATGCACCGGTGTGGCACAGCTGCTCAACGTGGAATCCACTATTTTAAGTATTGAGGGAAACCATGATTACTAAAGAACAATGGAGCCGTATTCAGGCCGTACTCCGTGATTTCTCAGCGGTTCACTTTACGTTTGAAGGCCGCAAAATTATGGTGAAACTAAGTCGCATCGCAGAATGCGAACTCGCTTATGTCGTCACCGTTGATGGTCAGATGGTCACTGCATGGCTTGAAGGCATGGCAGGTTTCGACCCGCTTTCAAAAGTGTTGTTTCGCAAGGTGATCAGCGCCAAACACACAAAACTCATAAATAAACTTAAAAAAGAGCGCGGAGGTCGGGCTTTTCTGCGGGCCAAAGATAACGCCTGGCTCAATGAAAAAAGTGTGAAGTATGTGCCGTGGTTTACATCAGCGAAAGCGGTAGTCAGCCATTACAGCAAAGTTGAGGGGCTGGAACTGGATGAAGACTGTGTAAGGGGCGGTGCATTATGCGAGTTAATCTAATCAAGCTTATTCACGTGGCCCGCCGCAAACTTTCGCTCGATGATGATACCTATCGCGTCATGCTGTCAGAGATTGTTCCCGGTAAAACCAGCTGTCGTCACATGACTGTCCCGGAGCTTGAAAGCGTGCTGAAAGCGATGCAGGAACGGGGGTTTAAACGTACACCAGGCCCGGTTAAAACCGGCAGTAAACCAGCCCCCATCGTTGCCGATAAAATCCGGGTTATCTGGCAGATTATGCATGAGCAGGGGTTCACCGATGACGCCAGCCCGGCAGCGTTAGACGCTTTTGTTATGCGCTCAACGAAGCAAAAGAACGGCGGCATGGGTGTTGCCCGGATTGGCTGGCTGCGCGGTGATCAGGCATCAAAAGTGCTTGAGAGCCTGAAACGCTGGCACATGCGATGCATGCTTGAGAAATTGCCAGGCAGCGATATCAAACCAACTTATAACCGTGTCTGTGAACGTTATCAGACCCTGAGGAATGTCAGATGAACCAGAAGACAATTATGCAGGTCTCTGCCCGCGAGATTTTAGTATCTGAGTTGTGTGCGAGTGGCTGGACAGAGGTTGCTGCGCAAAAGGCCTCTGAGCACATGACGTGCGAGATGTACCGGCCAGAGATCATCGCCGAACTGACACAGGAATCTCGCCGTATATTGCTGGAAAAGTTAAATCTTTATTCGATTGTTGGGGCACTCGATGATATAGCGCGTCAGGGTAAGGCCTCCGGGGATTACAGAGCGGCGGCGATTGCCACCGCGAAACTTGCCGACCTGCTTCCCTTAATCACCAAGCCCTAATTTTTCTTTAA